GCCCACCCTCACCCCGCCGAACGAGCCGCTGACGCTTGGACTGGTCGATAAGTATGGCGCACCTCTGTATGCAGGTGACACCGTGGCTGCTGACAAATTTTTTATGTACGCTATCCGGTACGGAAGCCACAATGTAAACCCGAAGCAATGTGAACCCGCCTATCAGGTCGGGTGGTATCTGGAAATTGTTTGGGCACTCTACAACGAAGACAAAACGTATATCGGGCACACTGAGGCGCTGTATGACATTGGTGGAGTGGCTGCCAGATACCCGGCCCATTGTGCGGATACTACGGAGGGAGTACAAAACCTGCTGTTGTATAAGCACCGCCCACCGGAGGTATCGCCATGAGACGCCAATACACCCGCCAAGAGCTGGAATCCATCACCCAGGAGACCGCAATCTACATTGAGGGAGCAGGGATAGCCCAGCTCCAGTGGGGCGGCCTGGAGATTGTAGAGGGGTGCAGGGAGGGATACCTGTACTGCAAGCACATCAAGCCGTTTAGCCTGGATCTGTACGACAAATACTGGACGGCCTTTGATGGGCCGCCGGAGAGGGAGGGCAGCTAATGAGTGAGCTTTCGGAGAGACTGCGGCGATTGAGAGAAGAAAAGAAGCCGATCAAGAGCATGGCGGTGGTGTCGGAACTGTGTGGGCTGGAGAAGGGGGCAGTCGGAAGATATGAGCGCGGGGAATGTATTCCAGGCATGGAAGCACTGGTGGCCCTGGCGGATTACTATGAAGTCAGCCTGGATTATCTGATAGGGCGGTCACGGTTCCGATAAAAAATATTTGAAAAACTGCATTCTTGCATCGTGGGCGCATTGAACTATGCGACAATGAGAGGCGTGGAGGTGTATACCTCTGCGCCTCCTTTTCTACCGCCCGGCACCGAGGCGGCAATATCGGGCCCCTACGCTGCTGCTTACTGTACGAGGTAGGCGGTGGCACCAAAAAACGACCGAGAGGTGGTGACATGCCGAATGAACAGAATCTTATACCGATGGATCAGCGAAGCCAGAGCGAAGCGAGAGAACTCGGGCGTGAAGGCGGCCGTGCATCCGGCGCGTCACGGCGGCGAAAGCGTAGCCTGAGAGAAGCGGCAGACCTGTACCTCTCTCTCCCGGTGGCGGACAAGCGGGCATGGAACAAGCTGGCCCGTGACGGCGTAGAACCGGAGGATGTGGATAACCAGATGGCGGTGATTGCGGGCCTGACCCTAAAGGCGGCCAAGGGCGACGCGAAGGCGGCAAAGGTGCTGTTTGACTTGTTGGGAGAGCAGGGGGCGGCGGGCGCCGGCGGTATGCAGGACATGGACGACGATCCGATCACCGCGTCGCTGAAGGAGGAGATGGGAAATGGGCTTCTCTGAAAAGCAGAGGGAGATTCTGCGTTTCCCATACCGGGACTATGATGCGCTTATCTGTGACGGCGCGGTGCGGTCGGGAAAAACCTCAGTCATGTCGTTGTCCTTCTTCCTGTGGGCAATGGGACGTTTCAACGGCTGCGCGTTTGCACTCTGTGGGAAGTCGGTAGGAGCGGTGGAGCGCAACATTGTGACGCCGCTTCTGGCGGTGCAGTATTTGCGGCAGAACTTCACCATTTCCTACAGCCGCTCCGGCCATGTAATTACGGCCCGGCGTGGGGTGCGGGAGAACCGCTTCTACCTGTTCGGCGGCAAGGACGAGAGCTCCTACACGCTGATTCAGGGTATCACCCTGGCGGGGGTTTTGCTGGACGAGGTGGCCCTGATGCCCCGCTCTTTTGTGGAACAGGCCATGGCCCGGTGCTCCGTGACAGGGGCAAAGCTATGGTTCAACTGCAACCCGGAGGGGCCGCAGCACTGGTTCCGGCAGGAGTGGATTCTAAAGGCGGAGGAGCACAAGGCCCTCCATCTGCACTTCACCATGGAGGACAACCCGGCGCTGGACGAGGCCACCCGGGCCAGATACCGGAGCATGTATGCCGGGGTGTTCTACCAGCGGTACATTCTGGGCCTGTGGGTCATGTCGGAGGGGCTTATCTACGACATGTTTGACCAGACAGAGAATGTCTACCGGACGCAGGAACGCCCGGTGGATCTGGAATGGGTTTCCCAGAGAACCGTGGCCTGTGACTACGGTACCGCCAACCCTACGGTGTTTCTGGACATCTATGACCACAATGGAGTGATCCGGGTGGACAGGGAGTACCGCTGGGACAGCCGGAAGGAGCGCCGGCAGAAGACCGACCAGGAGTATGCCGACGACCTTCTGGACTTTCTGGGCAGGGAATGGTGCGCGGTGATCGTAGATCCCTCGGCGGCCTCGTTTATCGAGGAACTGAGGCGGCGGGGGGTGTATGTCATCCCGGCGGAAAATGAGGTGCTGGATGGCATACGCAAGACCGGAAGCCTGTTTCATCGCAGAAAAATTCTGGTCAGTGAAGCCTGTGCCGGCCTGCTGGACGAACTGGGCACCTATTTGTGGGACGAGAAGGCGGGCCAGCGGGGGGATGAGAAGCCCCTGAAGGAGCGGGACCACGGGCCGGACGCCCTGCGCTATTACATCAATTCACTGCCGGACTGGAGGTTCGAGTAAGTGTCCAGACGCAATAAAAGCCGCCCCAGGGGCGCACAACCAAATACCGAGGCGGTGAGCGTACAAGACGCATTTTCCAACCCGCTGTTCCGGCTGGGCTATGGCTCCCAGTCGCCGCTGGAGGCCACAGAGTATCCGCTGACCCGGATGACGGACAACTACGCCCTGCTCAACTCCCTCTACCGGGACAACTGGGTAGTACAGAACGTGGTGGGCATCATCCCGGACGACATGACAAAGAAGTGGTTCGCTCCCGCCGGAGCGGTGGGGCCGGAGCACCTGAAGGAACTGGATCGCGTTCAGCGCGTGACGGCGCTCCGGGAGCGGGTCAACGAGGGACTGCGGTGGGGCAGGCTGTACGGCGGCGCCGCCGGACTTATCATGATCCGCGGACAGGAGGGGATGCTGGGCCAGCCGCTGGAGCTGGAGAGCATTTACCCCGGTACCTTCCAAGGGCTTTACATACTCGACCGCTGGCAGGGCGTGGTACCCGGTATGGAGCTGGTATTCGAGGGCGGAGAGCCGGTGCCCGCCTATTACTCCATCACCGACGCCAGGGGGAACACGGTGGCGAAGGTGCACCACTCAAGGCTGGTGCGGTTCACCGGCCGCGACCTGCCCTTCCTGGAGCGGGTGGCGGAGCTGTACTGGGGAGAGTCCGAGGTGGAGGCCCTATACAATGATGTGGTTAAGCATGACAACGTGGCCGCCAACATGGCCGCGCTCACCTTCCGGGCCAACGTGGACACCATGGAGGTGCAGAACCTGGACCAGCTCTTTTCCGTTACGTCCGGGGAGCAGCAGAGGCGGTTCTGGAACGTGATGCAGGCCCAAAGCGTGATGAAGTCCAATTTCGGCATGCAGTTGGTCAACCGGGGCGACCAGATTAAGAATACCCAGTACACCTTCACCGGGCTCCAGGAGGTCTACGACTCCATGTGCCTCGACCTGTCCGGCGCGTCCCGGATTCCGGTGACCAAGCTGTTCGGACGCTCCCCGGCGGGGATGAACGCCACCGGGGAGAGCGACCTTCGGAACTACTATGACTACGTGGACACGCTGCGGGAGGCCAAGCTTCGGCCCATTCTGGAAAAGCTGCTGCCGGTCCTGGCCATGTCAGCCTGGGGGGCGGTACCCGACGGGCTGGACATCACTTTCCCGCCCCTGTGGACTCCCACGGCGGCCGAGGTGGCGGAGATCGCGCTGAAAAAGGCCCAGGCCATCCGGGATACCTTTCAGGCGGGCCTGTTCCGGGCGGACACGGCTCAGAGGGAGCTCAAGAAGCTGGCGGACGAGACCGGGATGTTTGACAGTATTTCCGAAGAGGAGATCGCGGCCAACACCGGGAAAACCTACCAGGATGTGACCGCCCTGCGGGATCCATTGGCAGGGCTGGGGTACGGAGGGGAGATATCCGCCCCTTTTGAGGGGGCCGCGCAGGACGCGCTGACATGGGATTATTCGCCCAGCCAGCCAAGGGATAAAAAAGGGAGATGGACAAGCGGCGGCGGAAATAGTAAAATTGGGAAAACAAAGTACGCGCCGTCAAAGAGGGCGAACAAGCGGGGGAAAACCGTCTCAGCCAAGACCTTCGGTATTCTGCGGGGTGAGTTCAATACCAAATATCCGGGAGCCAAAACGGGACAACAAGGTCAAGTCAGCTATAAGGGCAAGCGGTATTGGCTTGAGGCGGATGGTAGCGGAAGTGTGATCGTTAAAAAGTCCTGGAAGGAGTGACGCTTGTATTATGGGGGAGAATGGACATTATCAGTTAATAGCGGCCCTGCGGCCCTTTGTCCATGAAGAGGAATCAAGAATTGAATCTTTTTTGGAAGAAGATTTAGAGTGGTTTGTTGAAGCGATAGAAGCATTTGGCGTGGAAGATTTAATGATGCAATATATAAAAAGAAATCCGAATGCTACCACACAAGAGCTGTATCATTATTTTTCTGATAATACTGGCGACTGCCCGCCAGGGCAGGAAGATATTTGGGAAGACAACGAGAGGGAATAAGCATGGCGAAAGACGATTACTTTGTGTTAGTCAATAAATTCCTGCGTTATCTGTATAAATGCCTGAAACAGAATATAGCCCCTGACTGGAATCTGCTGGCCCCCAACACAAAGGACTTCCCAGTCCACGAGGAATACTTCACCTACATGCTGGCCCATCTGCTGGCAGATGGATACATCGAGGGGATTGCAGAAGTCCGGAGAATTGGGAGCCCTGTTCAGTTCAAGGAAACCAGCGGCCTAAAAATCACTCCTGCGGGCATTGAATACCTGGAAGAAAACTCCACCATGAAGCGAGTGACGGAATTTCTTGGGCCGGCTGGTGAGATTGCGGGAACAGTCCTTTCTAAGTTCTGGTGATACTCTATGCCAACGCTGAATCGGGCGCCGAATGAGAAAGAGCTGGAAACGCTCGTCTCCATCTATCTAAGAGCGGAGACCGCCATCATCAACGAGATTGGGCGGCTTCGCTCCCAGGGCCTGGTGGATTACCACGCTGTGGCCGCCCTGGAGCGGGTGCAGGCCATCCTCCGGCAGATGGAATCAGACTGCTGGGAATACGTCCCAAAGATGATTGAAAAGCAGTTCTATGTCCGGGTGCCAGAGGCCCGGAAGGCCCTGGAGGTGCCGGAGACGGCGGCCAAGCACGCCGCAGGCTACGCCAACGCGGCCGTGCTCACGGGTGAGCAGCATGCCATTGTGGACCGGCTGGCGGCAAACTTGATGGGGGAGATTACCGACGCCTCCATGACTGTGATGGCTACCCTGCAATCCGCCCTGATTGGCCGTGTGGAGCCGGATGTATACCGCCGGGTGGGGCTGGAACAGGTGGCGGCGCAACAGGCCGCAGGACGCGGCGTGAACGCCTCAGTGCCCGCCTTTGTGCAGGCGCTCCGGCGGGAGGGCGTCCGGGCCTTTACTGACAAGGCGGGCCGGGACTGGAGCCTGCATACTTACTGCACGATGGTCTCCCGCACCACCTCCCGGCAGGCGGAGGTGCTGGCGGTGCTCACCGCGGACCCGGAGCACGACCTATACATGATATCCAGCCACGGCACCACCTGTGCGCTGTGCGCGCCCTACGAGGGCCGGGTATACTCCCGTAGCGGCACAGACCCGGACTTCCCACCCCTGGCGGCGGCGTTCGGGAAGGTAGACCCGGCGGGGCCGGACACACTGGCCAACACCTGGCTCAACATCCACCCCAACTGCCTCCATGTGCTGCTGCCCTGGACGGCGGCGGGCCGGACAGATGAGGAGATCCAAAAAATAAAGGATTTCTCCAACCCCCGCAAGAACCTGTTCAGCCGAGACCCGCGGTCGGAGAGCCAGATTGCGGCTTACCGCAAAAAAGAGCGGGCCCGGGCCCAATGGCTGGCGGATTACCGCCAGTGGGAGCGCTACCGGGTGACGCTGGGGAACCGGGTGCCCGGGAGATTTGAGACCTTCCTGCATCAGAAGCGGGAGGACGGAGAGCGGTACCGTCTGTGGCGATTGGATTACCGCAGGAGGGCCGGGCTTTTGGAGCATCCAGAGCGGGCACTTCCCGGAGCAGACAAAGCCAGCGCCGCAGACGCCAAATTTACAGGGTATTTTTTTAACCCGGAAAGCAGAGACGGGTATCCAAAGGGGGATGCATTTTCGTCCCGCTTAGGCTATAATAAAGACAACTGGGAAAAGATGCGGGAAGAAATTCTGGATGCAGCAACAAGGTATCCCTCTGTACTCAAACGGGAGGATGTTCATGGAAGGCGTTATGAACAGTTGGTTGTCCTGTATGGACGTAAAGGAAGCCCTGCGAATGTACTGCTTGCCTGGAATGTCAGACCGGATGGAACAACCCACTTTGTAACAGCTCATATGGAGAAGATATAAATGGCAAAATATCAGCAATATGAATCTGTTTTACTTAAGGATGGCCGGATCGCCACAATTGTGGAGGTCTATGAGCCGGGAGCCTATGATGCCGATATTGGGGATTCTCCCGAAGATTGGGCGACGGTTTATGGTATCACAGATGATGAGATTGAGCGGAAAGCGACCGAACAGGAGATGGATAGGAAGTACCGGGAATCCATGCGGCAGCTAAGGGAACAGGGAATTTTGGAGTGAAGGAAAATGACAGAGCAAGTGATACGGGCCATTGAGGCCGCGCTCAAGCGTGGACTGCGGGTGGAGTTGCTGCTGGACAAGGATGGAACCATCAAGGTGCAGACGGTATCCCGCAAGAAACTGAATATTGTTCCCACGCCCTGAATGGTGGGCGGGAAGAGCTGAATGGAGCTGACAGGAGAAATCCTGCCGGCTCCTTTTTTATTTGCAAAGTGAGGTGACGGCATGACCTATCTGGAACTGCTGCAAAGGGCGCTGGCCGAGGAGATCGAGGCCACGCGGCTGTATCTGGCCTGTATGGCCCTGGCACCGCGGGAGGATCTGGGGGTGCTGCTGGAGATCAACAAGGACGAGACCGACCATGTGGCGCTGATTTCCTCCCTGATCTCCCGGCAGACCGGCCGGGACGCGGACTATGCCGCAATGGTGCCGGGGGTGGACTGATGGCGGTTGCGTACTATGGCTCCCATATCTCGGAGCACCTGGTCAAGACGCCGGAGGGATACCTGATCTGCTACGATGTGCCGATCAACCGGACCGGCACGCAGATGTATACGGCGGGAGAGCTGGGGCTGGAAGGAGAACCGGAGCGGCCAGTGACCGTCTACCGCCTGGAGGAGGACGTGTTCTCTCCGGCGGCACTGGCCAGCCTGGAGGGAAAGGACATCACCAGGGGGCACCCGGCGGAGATGCTGGCTGCGGAGAACCAGGCTTCCTACTCCAAGGGGCACCTGGAGCATGTGCGCCGGGATGGGGACAACACCGTGGCCGACCTGATTATCAAGGACCCCGGACTGGCTTCCGACGTGGAAAGCGGCGTGCTGAGGGAGGTCTCCTGCGGCTATTATTGCAGGTTTGAACCATACCTGGACGGATACCGGCAGACAAACCTGGTGGGCAATCACGTGGCGGTTGTGCCGAGAGGCAGGGCGGGCCACAGTGTTGCAATAAAAGACCACGCCGCCGGAAAGGCGGAGAAAGGACTGAAACGAATGAAAAAAGAGACCAAAGAGGCGCTCTACCGGTTCTTCGGCCTGGCGGCAAATGACGCTGCACCGGAGGAGCTGGAGCAGTTGACCCGCGATGTGAGTACGGTCGCCACTGCGCTGGACGCCGAACCCGCCGCAAAGGCGCCGGAGGCGGAACCCGCTGGTGATGCAGCCCAGGCTTCTGACGAGATGGTGGAGCGCGCCCCCAAGGGCGACGACATCGGGAGCAAGCTGGACCGCATTCTGGAGATGCTGGAGGCGAAGGCCCGGGGAGGCCGGGGAGAGCGGCCCCTCCACGATGAAGAGGACCTGGACGACCTGATTGAGAAGCTGGCCGGAGAGGAGACGGTGGCGAAGGAGAAGGCGGTCACTATCCCCGCCGAAGAAATGGCGGACCAGTTGATGGAGCCCGGTACACGGGATGCGGCTGTGGCCCTGCTCAAGAAGGTGCGCCCCGCTGTGGCGGCCATCCAGAACCGGGCCGAACGCGCCCGTGTGGTGGATGCGCTGCTCTCCACCATCCAGGGTCCCGATGTGATGAGCGGGATTGTTCAGGCCGCCCGGGACAGCGCACAGAAGGCCGCCGACACGGCCAGGCGCACCAGCTATGAGACTGCCTGCGCCGAGGCGCAGGCCGCCTATGCAGCCCGTAATCCCCACAAGGCGGGGAAGGAGGGGGAATGATGCCCCTTCGTCCTCAGGCCATTGGCCGGGATATGCCCCATGGCTTTTCCGGCAGCTATGCCAGACAGCCGGATATGATCGTCACCACCGCCCCTTTGGGCGGAGCGGAGGACATACCCTTCGGGATGCCCCTGGTACGGGGGCAGAAGGGCGAGGTGACTGGAAACACCGGAAACCAGTTCATCGGCGTGGCCGGCCGGGAGGTCAAGTCCGCGTCCGAGTTTTACAGCCAGAATGAGGGGCGGTACGGCCCGGGAGAACCAGTCTCCGTATTCCAGCGAGGGTGCATCAACGTAAGGTGCCGGAAGGGCGCTCCGGCGGTGGATGGAACAGTCTATGTCCGGGTAACTG